GCGAGTAGACGTCGTCCACCCGCTTCATCGTTACTATCAGTCCTTATCCCCCGTTAGTGAAGCGGAGGAAGTCTATCGCGTTCTTGATCGCGTAGTTCCTCGCGCCTATCAGCTTTATGATCGACTCCAGGAGGTCGATCTTCTCCTGCTGGTACCCGATCCTCATCGTCAGCAGCTGCACGCCCTCGTCGGCGTCGGTGTAGAGACCGAGGTCAGACCTCAGCGGCCTCGTGCCGGGGTGCCTCCACCCCTCGCCCTCGGTCTCGCGGGACGGGCCATGGAGGTAGAACTCGTGCTTCCTCAGCTTGAGGTCCTTGAGCTCGGCCTCGAGCTTGCGCCTGGCCAGCCTCTCGCCGACGAACATCTTGTAATACTTGTGGTGGAGCTCCGAGACCCGCAGGCTCTCTCTTCCCAGCTCGGTCTGGTCGATCTTTGAGTCCTTGTCCCACTCGCCCAGGATCTCTTCGACCGTCATCTCAGGAGATCAACGCTCGCGCTCCACGCACCAAGGGCACCGGGCCGAGGGGTACACCGTCCCGCACGCCCCGTGCCCGTTCGTGCAGCGGTGGGTGCACTGGTCCCCGACCGGCAGCAGCTTGAGGTCCACGTCGGCGTGCTCCTCGGCGGTGATGAACGCCATCTCGAGGGCCAGGTCCCGGTGCAGGCCTATCGTCACCGCGCCCCTCTCCTCGTCGAACTCAAGCGTGCACCTGTCCGCGTCCAGCTCCACGAACACCCTGACGTCGTCGAAGACGTCGTGGTAGACGTGGTGACCCTTGCCCTGCCTGATCGTTACCATCGTGCTCAAGTCGGTGTTCCTCATGACTTTATTAGATGACCAATATATCACGGCGGGCTCGGGTTGTCAACTACGGTTGATCGAGCGGTTCGACGCGTTTGACAAAGTTCGCCGGGTGCGCCTATAATCGCCCCATCAAACACCGCCCGATGAAACGGTGACGAGAGCACGGAGGACGCCGGAGGAGGTCGAAGACGACCGAGAGAAGCTAGAGGACCAGAAGACCGGCGCCTGGCCGAGGGCGACAGCGAAGTCTTTTAAGACTGAGCTCTGGGCAGGACCAGGTGGCAGCCGCACGAGCAGGTGTTGACCTCGTTGTAGAATGTCTCGTTCCTGTAGTCAGGCCAGTCGTCCAGCCTGGTGCAGATCTTCTTCCAGATCCTCTCGCTCTCGGATTCATCAAGCTCAAGTTGCTTGAGCACGTGATCTCTGACTGAGCCCACTAGGGTCGTGTGGTTCGGCCAGGGCTTGTTGGCTAGAGTCTGCTGTATCATTATGTCCATGTGGAATAGTTCTATGTCGAAGCTCATCTTAACCCCACGCCTGTGTTATCTTCTTCACGTCGAACGTCGAGTACTCGAAGGTGGCGTCGACGGTCACGTACACGACGTCGTCGTTGGTGGACTCGAAGTTGAACCCGCCCAGCGCGCTTGGGAAGCAGTCGTGAAAGACGTACTCCAGCTTGGGCACCTCGGTCGACGAAAGCACGTGCACCCCGATGTCCGAGGTCTGGCCCTCTCCCGACACCAGCGGCACGTTCATCAGCTCCCTGTACTGCCTGAACGTCTCGGGCTTCGTCAGGCCCCTGAACCAGTGGTACAGCTCCAGGTAGCTGAGCATCTCGGCGTCCACTATGAACCTGACCCTCAGCGGCTCGTACTCGACGTGGTCGCCCCACTTGGGGATCGCCGAGAACATGCCCTGCTGCTTGGCCGGCTTCGCCGACATCCGCGGGATTTCCACGTTCTGCGCGAAGAAGTTCACGTGCTGCGCCCTCTTCACGTACAGCTTGTAGCCGAGCTTCGTGAGGAAGTTGGTGTTGACAGGGGTGTTGGTGACCGCGTTGTAGTTCTGGTTGCCGGGCGTGTAGAGCTTCCCGACCGGCCACCCCTCGACGTCGTCGCGCTGAGTCACTTGGCGGTCGGCGTCGCGACGACGCCCTCCGGCCAGTTGATCGTGCCGTCCGGGTTAGCCGTGAGCGTGTAGCTCGAGCCGACGTACCCGCCCAGCGGCTGGGTCGTCGTTAGCGTGTCGTTCGTCCCAGCGCAGTAGCTGTAGCTCGGTCCCAGGCGCGGCGCGGGCAGCGGGAGGCTCAGCCTGAGCTCGAGCGCCGCGAGCCTGTGCTCCAGCGCGAGGAGCCTCGCCTCTATGGTTTGCACGAGCTTTTTCAGTTCGACCGACGTCGGGTCCATCATCATCTCCCTGCTCCTGTAAAAAATACGGGGAGCTCGTTGGCTCCCCGTAGTCTCCGGCGCTTAGGCGCTTCTCGTTGAGCTATTTACCGCGCCTCGCCGACGAGCCCTGAGATCTTGCCCCAGTCACTGTCGGACACGGTCCCCGCGTACGAGCCCGCCAGCGTGAACCCCGGTTCCCCGAACAGGTTCATCGACTCGCACCCCGACAGCGCGACGAGCGCCGCGAGCGCGGCGGCGACGTAAGTTACTCTAGCCAGCAATGTTGTCGTCCTCGTTCCTCGAGCGGAGGTACAGCTCCCACTGCAGCTCCAGCTCCGGCTTGTTTCCGGCGAACTCGATCACGCCGTAGGAGTTCTTCTTCAGGTCCGTCAGGGGGTCGAACCCCGCCTCGAGGAACATGTCCCAGCGGTGCTGGTAGCCCCTGTTGCTCTTCTTCCCGTGGAAGTGGTGCTCGACCGTCTGGTTGACGTAGCCGAGCTTCTTGTTCGCGCTCCTCAGCGCGCGCATCTGCCAGAGGTAGAGCGCGTCGGAGTAGCTCTTCGACACCCTGCCCGGCAGGGACTTCTCGACCTGGCCGAGCATGGCGTAGGCCATGTGGTGGTCGGCGGAGCCCATCGCGCAGACCTCGATCAGTCCGCCGACGTCCTCGAGGAACTGCCTCTTGTACGCCCAGGCGTAGCCGGTGTGGGAGTAGTCGTACGGGCCGCCGCTGAACTTCCAGAACTTGGGGCCGGTCGGTATTACGGGCTTGCCGTGCCTGTACAGGCCGCAGAAGCTCTTGTGCGCTTGGAGGTGCTCGTCCTTCGGGCCGAGGTCGTAGGCGTCGGTCCACGGCTGGATGACCGGGTAGAGCTGCAGGGCGTGGACGGTCTCCTCGACCCACGAGCGCTTGCGGAAGTGGATGTCGGCGTCGAAGCAGCCGATGTACTTGGCCTCGTGCGGGAGCCTGTTGATGCCGACGTTGAGCAGGCACTCCTTGTTCCAGGCCATCGTGCTGGACCTGAGCGCGACGTGCGTCGTGCCCGGTATCTCCAGCAGCTCGTGGGGCCTCTCGCCGGTCGCGCACTCGACGACAGTCACGTGCGCGCCGTCGTCGACCCACTCCCTGATCGTGTCCCGGGCGTGCCTTATCCTCGAGCCCCACCTGATCGGGTTCGAGACTGCAGTGACTACGTGGAGCGGTGCGATCGGCGCCATGTCGTTGCCCGGAGCGAGGAAGTGATCGCTCTATTTATTGGCGCCGGGGCTCAGGCGTAGTGCAGGACGCCCTGGAACTCGAGGTCCGCCTGGTACCCGGTGTGGTCGGCGTGGATCACGAAGTACGACCCGGCCGGAATCGACAGGCTGGAGTACGGGACCACCAGGCCCCGGCTCGTCGCTGACGGGAACCAGGTCTTGAGGATCACCGCGAACAGGCAGTTGGACACGGGCGCGTTGCCCGCCGCCGCGATGTTGTTGGGGTCGTATATCGAGTACGACCCCAGCGTCGGGTCGGGCTGGCTGTTGAGCGACGCGATCGTCGTCGCCGCGAACGTCGGCTTGCTGGGTGTCCAGAAGCCGTAGCAGAGGGCCTGGGCGAACCCCGACTCCCCCTTGTTCGGCGTCGGGCCGTTGCCGCCCGAGCACGCCAGGGATATGTCGACCTGAAGCGCGTGCAGATCGATCGTCCTCTGGAACGGCCCGAGGTAGAAGTCCCCGCCGTCGTTGTGGATGTTCATCAGCTCGAAGCCGAACTGCGATCCCATGTTACTCCCCCTGAAGCGCCCTGTGGTTAACGTCGTCCCGCACCACGGTGTAGTCCCTCTTGAACCACTGGTGATCGTGTAGCTCGTAGTAGGCCGTCACACGCAGCTCGTGCAGGTCTACGGCCTCTTGCGTGTTATTGGTCTCGTCGCAGACTATCCTGACGCCGGCCGCGTCGTGCTCCTGCAGGATCTTGCCGAGCGTCGTGGAGAGCTGCTCCCTCGTGTATTTATCGTTCGGTTCGAAGATGAACTGCGCCATGGCCTGGCCGATGGCGTCGCTCAGGGTCTTCATCATGTCGGCGCTGATCAAAAAAATACCCCCGTGATCGTGTGATCCGGGGGTATTTATGGGCTCGAAGGCGTGTCGCGTGCGTTTACATGAACAGCAGCGTGGCCAGGTGCAGGACCCAGTAGAGCGGCCAGAGCACGCCCAGGAACAGCGGCCCAAAGAACACCCCCGGGTCGTGACAGATCGCTTCGTTCGGCTTAGCCTCGCAGAGGTGCACGTAGTAGGCTGAGTCCCATCCGTACATGATCAGCGCGATCACCACGTACGCAACAATAGAGACGATCACCACCGTGTCGTGATCGATCCTTAGCCGAACCTCGGTCCGATCCTCGTTGTCCTCGCTCACGGCTCACTCGTCGGCCGGAGCGAACATGATCGTCGTCGAGTTCGTGAAGTCGCCCGGGATCTCCAGGCGACCAGGGTGGTTCTCGCCGCCGTCGAGGACCGCGGTGATCGACTGCATGCAGGACCCGTCGAACCTGTCGGTCGGGACCAGCACGACCTGGTGCGCCTTGATCTTGTCCGGGGCGCCGAGCTTCTTGTTGTAGGCGTTCGGACCCACGAGCGACCACTTGCCGTCGCAGACGACGTTCACGATAGTGTCGTCGTAGGGGTTGAAGATCGCGATGATCGGCTTCCCGACCAGGAACTTGAAGCTGATCGACTTCCCGGTGGTGCGCTCCCAGACCGAGCCGGGCTCGTTGAGGATGAAGGCCAGCGCCTCCTTGCCGTTGCTCGGCCACTTGGCGGGCAGGGCCCTGTCGGCGCCGGTGGCCAGGCTGATAGCGATCACGCTGCCGATCGTCGCGCCGATCGCCGCCCTAACTATTCGTCCAAGATTCACGTCAGTCTCCTGTCACAGCCGAGGTGATATACCTCGATGATTCGATCATATCACCGGGTGGTTCTCTCGTCAATCAAATAGTTTCTCTAGATGCTCTCCTCTCGACCCAGAGCCTCTTCATCCTCTCGCCGTTCGCTCGCTTCCATTCCTCGGTGTGAGGGTAGCTCCTGCCGGCCTTGGCGTTCCTGAGCGCCTGCTTGTGTTCTTCAGTGAGCGCCTTGCCCCTCTTTGCGGCTGATATCTTGGCGCCTACCGACGGATCGCGCTTGCCGGTGTTCTTGCCTGTCTTGCTGGCTGAGATCTTCTGGCCTACTTCAAGCCTCTTGATCTCATAGGTGTGCCAGGGGTCCTTCACGCTCTTAGTGAAGTTGTAGTAGCGCACAGTTTGTCTCTGCTCGAGCGTCGTGTTAAACGTAGCCAGCTCGTGGTCCTTGATCATGTCCAGCCACCTCTGTTCTTCAACAAGGAGGTCGGCTCGTGACGTATAGATCCTCTTGACTACGCGCCTCTTGAAGAGCATTGGGTTCTTCTTGTAGACGTGTTTCATCCATGTTGATGAACACACGTACCTGTCGTTTTCATTGCCCCAGTGTGAACCTACGTAGTAGCGCTTTCTTTGTCTGTCGTACCACACGTACACGAAACCGTACTTCTCAGTCATGTCTGCTCCAATAAAAAAAGAGGTCGGATATTCTCCGACCTCTTTTATTTACTGCGTAGGCAGACTTGTCAATAAATAGACAGGGGCCTACATGAGGTTATTTACGACGACCGTGCGGTAGTAGAGGTTGGTCTGCAGCGTCAGGTTGCCGTGTCCCGGGGTCAGGCCCTGGGCGAACGGGTTGGCGACCATGCCGTACCTGGTCTTGAACCCGATCTTCGGCTGGAAGGACTGCTGGTCAACCGCGCGGACCATCTGCAGCGGGACGTACGGGCAGTAGAAGAGGCCCGCGTCGAACGCCGAGGAGCCGCGGTAGCCGGCGGTGAAGTAGTTGCCGCCGATCGCGTAGGGGTCGATGTAGACCCTGAGCCTGCCGTTCAGGACGCCGGCGAAGGTGTTGCCGGTGTCGTCGACCTGCAGGTTGTTGCTGTTCAGGGCCGGTGTGAAGTCGAGGACGCCGGCCATCTGGAGGGCGCTCGCCACGTCGCTGTTGACGATGACGATGTTGCCCTTCCCGCGCCTGGTGTCCTTCGCGATGTGGTTGCACTCGCGCTCCAGCTGGAACATGAGGCCCTTGAACTTCTCGACCATCCATCGACCGTTGGAGTCGGTGTCGAGGTCGAACACGCCGGACGTCGTGACGTTGTCCTGCGCGCCGGAGACCGCGGTGATGTTGATCGTGCGAACGACCTCTCGGTTGATCTCCGCGAGGATCTCGGCCGACAGGATGTTGGCCAGCTCGGTCTCGGCGTCGAGGCCGTGGATCGCCTTCAGGTCCTGCGCGAGCTCCATGGTGTACTCAGCCTTGAGGGCGCGGGACTTGGCGGTCACCGTGACCTTCTCGATGCTGAACGCCATCTGCGGGAAGTCGGAGTTCGAGGACGTGCCCAGGGCTTCCGCCTGCGCCGTCGACATGCCCGTGCCGGTGTTGTAGTTCGCGGTGTTGACCAGCGCCGTGGTGTTGGTCTGGCCCGGGAACGTGCCGGTGAAGCCCTGCCCGAACGTGGTGTTGCCGGCGACGACGGTCGAGAACGCGGTGTTGACCTCGTTGTAGAACGTCTCGTTGTCGGCGTAGCCCGTGTTGTTGCCCGAGGAGTTGGCCATCGTGTTGTAGCGCGAGCGCATCGCGAAGATCAGGCCCGTCGGGCCGGTCATCGGCTGCACGCCGCAGATGTCGTACGCGATCAGGTTCGGCATCGCGCGACGGACGAGGGAGATAAGAACCGGGTCGAAGGTGTCGACGCCGCCGGTTCCGGCGGTGGACGAGGAGGCGCCCATGAAGTTGGCCGGGATCGGCTCGAGGCCGACGTCCTCGACGATCAGGCCCTGGCGGCCCATCAGCGAGCCCGCGGCGCGCATCTCGCGGACCGTGTTCTCGAGGACCATTGCCGTGACCGACCTGCGGTTCCAGACGCCGTTACGGGACCTGTCGTCGCGGATCGCTCCGACGCCCGGGCCCTCGTAGTCCAGCATCTTCTGCCACTTGTTCTGGGCGGCTACCGCCTTGCCCTCTTCCTCAACTAGATACTGGTTTGACATCCGGTGACTCCCTCCTCGGAGCTCTTGTTATCGTGGTGTATTTATCGATGCTTTTATCTCAGCCCGAGGCTTACTTCCTCAGGCCGCGATCGAGCGCCGCGACGTAGTGGTCCATCTCGTCGAGGACCGGCTTCTTGCCGACGTCGCCCTCGAACGTCTCCTCCTCAAGGTTCGTCTTCCCCGGGGCGGACTTGGTCTCGAAGTAGTTCTTGCGAACGACCGCGAGCTTCCTCTCGTACTGCTCGATGTCGCCGGTGAACTCCACCGCCTCGGCGAGCTTCTTGAACTTCTCCTGCTGGGAGAGCGACAGCCCGTGCGCCCCCTTGTCGACGACCTCGTCCAGCGCGTACTTCATGATGACGTCCTTCATCTCGGTGTTCTGGCCGATCAGCTCGTCCATCTGCTCCTGCATCTCGTCGATGCGGGCGCCGAGGGCCTCGACGACCTCGACCTTCTCCTCTGGGACGTTGACGTTGTGCTCGAGGAACACGCCGCGGAGCGACTCGAACAGGTCCTCCATCAGCTGGGCGCGCACGCCAGTGTTGATCGCCACCTCGTTCTCCTCGAGCCACTGCTGGACGGTGTAGTCCAAGTAGGCGTCGAGCCTCTTCTCCATCTCCTCGTGGATGCTCTGGGCGCTCTCGTCGAGGCGCTGCTTGTAGGTTGCCTCGAGCCTCTCGGCCTCGAGGATCACCCTCGCCGTTACGGCGGTCTCGAACAGCATCGCCGCGTCGGCCTTGAACTCCTCGGACAGCTCCTGCCCGTTGAACAGGGCCTCGACGTCCTCCTTGACGCTGATCTTCGGCATCGCCATCCTGAGCTCGGGCTTCGTCTTGCCGAGGTCGAGCTCGGAGTCGACGTGTTCGACAGGGTTACCCTTGCCGTCGAGGCGGGGCATGCCCATCTCCTCGCCGTGGTCACCCGGGGTGCCCTCGGCGGCGGACGGCTTCATGTTGATCGACGCCTTGTTGTGCTCGGACGGGTCGCCGACCGGGTCGGCCTCGTGTCCGATGATGTCCAGTGACTTGTAGTAGAGGTCCTGGAGGTGGTCGTCGCGCATCGTGTGCATCGCGCCGATCATGCTCGACAGGATCTCGAACCTTGACTTGGGGTCGTCGGTGACCGGGCGGGCAGCCGGGTGCAGGGTGCTGGCCGACAGCGTCTCCTCGCTCACGCTCTTCTTGCTGGTCTTTGCCATGAGTTACTTGGTCTCCGTTGGTACCGTGCTCTTATTTATATCGGCGGCCTCTTGGGCGTTTAGCTCCTTGAGCAGGAGGAGCCCGTAGCCGTACAGCTCTATGATCGTGCCCCACTCGTCGTCGGTGAAGGCCTCTGGCCTCTCGGCCTTCCACATCTTGTCGAGCAGGTCCTTGAACGCTGTTAGGACGGGCTCGCCTATCACTTGAGCCCCCTCACGAAGTTCTCAAAGATGCGCAGCTTCTGTCGCTCGGTTAGCTGGAGGACCCTGGTCTCCCTGAGGTCCCTCCTGAGGTTCTCGGCGCGCTCCCTGTGCCACTGGCTTCCGTCGAAGAACCACTCGACTCCCTCCATGATGCCGTGCACGAAGGCGTCGGGGGCGGAGGGGTCGGCGACGATGTCGGCGGCGGTGGAGAGGTGGAGGTCGTCCTGTACTTCCATTGCCCCATCATCTCTTGGGACCAGTGAACCCATTGCTCTAGAGGATACGCCAATTCTGCCTCCCGCCGACATGATGCCGCGCACGATGTTGCCGGCTGGAACCGGCAGGAGCTTGGCCTTGCCGATGAAGTTGCTGCCGTCCTCGGTCAGCTTGACGATGAGGTGCGAGGCGTTGTTGAGGTTGATCACCGGCCCGTCGGGGTGCCCCAGCTCTCCGTAGGCGCCCATCTTGGAGACCTTGTCGCTGCAGTAGCGAGTGACCTCCTTGACGAGGACCTCCTTGGGGTAGATCCTGCCGTTCCTGTTTCTGATGTCGCCCTGCAGGAACACGCCCTCGATGTAGGCCTCTTTCCCGCCGGTCGACTCGTTCAGCTCCTCGACGTATTTGACGTCCTCGTTCAGCTCCCTTATGAGTTTCATGTCAGTTGTTCTCGAACGACATCGGCACGACCAGGAACGAGTTGGCCGCGGTGTTGGCCAGCAGCTGGTCGGCGTTGTACTTGCGGATCAATACCTCGGTGTTGGCGATGATAGTTATCGACGCGGCGTTGACGCCGTTGTTGGTCGTGATCAGCAGGGCGGCCGAGGCGCTGTTGTTCAGAACCCTCACGAGCCTGGCGTTGCTGACCGTCGTCGGCGTTGAGTTGAGCGACGTCTCGTTCGCCGTAGCTCGAAGGATGCTTACCACTAGACGTTCGCTCCCACGTGGTTGTCGTCGTTGTAGTCGGGCAGCTGGTTGCCTGGAGACGACGACGGCGTCAGTGAGCGCTCGCCGCTGTCCCCGGGCAGGCCGCCCTCGTCGACCATGTGCTTGGCGTGAAACAGGCGCATGTCGTGCACGTTATTTAGGGCGTCCCTGGCCCTTTTTAGGTTCTGCTGGACCTCTGGGTCCCTGTAGAACTTCTCGCCGCCGCCTATCATCTGAAGGTGCAGGGACTTGTTGGCGACGGTCCTCGCGTGCGCGCGGGCCATCTCCTCGTCCCGCTCGTGCTGCCCCGGCTCGTTGTCCCCCAGCAGCGGCTGCGCGAGGTCTGGCCCACCGGTCCCGCCGAAGCCGTCGAACTCCCTCAGCTTGCGCAGCTTCTTTGGGGCCTTGTTTTCGTCGCTCGGCATCGCATCGATCTGGTCGGCTTCCGTCGCGTGAACCCTAGTGTCCGGCGCCTTAATGATCTTCCCGAAGGACACGCCGAGACCGGCCTGCCTCTTGCGTAGCGTGTTGTAATCCCTGGGTTTTGTGTTCGCTTTTGCCATACTCTCGAAGCCGGCCTTCTCGTACCTCTCGAGCTTCTCCCTAGAGACCTCATTCATCAGCTGCTCGTGCAGAAACACGTTCTCGAGCGAGCCGACGATCGCGTCGTAGACCTCGAGGTCCGTGAACACCGACTCGCGGCTGAGCTTGACCGGACCCTTGCCAGCCATCTTGTCCCTGTTGATCCCCCTGACGACGTCGGATACCGCCGGGTGGAGCTCATACTTCTTCATCGTCGACGAGTTGTCCGGCTTCTCCGGCTTGGAGAAGTGTTCCGGCGCCCTGAGATTAGACTTGATCGCGTTTGACCTGAGCTCGTTGCTGCTCTTGAGGCCGGCGATCGCGCCGCTGACGTAGACGTTCGCGCGGTGCGGCGCGCTGCCCTCGCCCGGCTTGTGCACGATCGCCTTGACGGGAGCCCCGGTCGAGCTCCTGGGCACCGGCCTGTCCGGCGTCGACGCCTGCCTGTGGGTGACGCTGCCGTTGATCGCCTTGTTCAGCCCGCGGTGCAGCGCCTCGGCGTGCTTGTCGGTGACGACGTGCTTGTTCGCGCCGATGAAGTCGGACAGCCTGTCCCTCGCCGCCGTGACGTGCGGGTGCTCGTAGCCGGCTCCGGTCGAACGGGCTCCCCAGCTCGCCTTGGCCGACGCGAACTTCCTGTCGCCGCTGCCTCCGCCGGTGTCGGGGTTGGTGTAGACGGTCTTGGCGCCCATCGCCGGCTTCGTCACGCCCTGGGCGTGCTCCGGCTCCGACGGGTGAGCGGGCGTGGAGAACTGTTTGATGGTCCTCTTCCTGCCGACGCTGTCGGGATCGGACCAGCCGGCCGACCCCTCGGCTTCCGAGAGCTTCGGCGCGTCGACCGTCCCGTACTTCCTGGTGTTGAGGCTGGACCACGAGCTTCCGGCCAGGGACACCTTCCTCTTCGGTCCGCCCTTCCCCTTGCTCGACCTGAACGACATGTCGTAGGCCGGCTTGTACTTCACTCCCTCTGACTTCGCACCGGCCGGGAGCTTCGTGATCTTGTCCTGGTGAGCGGCGATCAGGCGCTGGTTCTCCGCGCTCTCCTCGTCCTTGCTCTCGTTCACTCGTGACTTCCACGAGAAGCCCTTCTTGTCCCTGAGGTACTTGGTCATGGTGCGCTGGCTCTCTGTCTCCGGCTCGGCTCTCGGCGCGCCGAAGCCGGCGAGGCGCTCCCACTTGTTGAACTTCTTGTCAGCTCTCGTCCAGTCAGCCCTGCGTGCTCTCTCGTCGCTGCCCTCGGCGACCGGCTTCTCCTTGATCATCACTTTCCCAGCGGCCAGCTTGTCGAGCCTGTCGTTCGCCCTGGGTATGCCCCGCGAGGCGTTGGCCATCTTCCTGTCGGCCTCCGGGTACTCCGGGTCCTTCTGGAAGTGCGTGCCGAGGTAGCGGGTCTTCAGCTGCGGCTGGGTCGTCAGCACGCGCGCGGCGTCGGCCCTGTACTTCTTGAGGGTCGGCTCGTGGTGCGCCCTGCTGAGCTCGTCCAGCTTCTTCACGTCAGGCGAGCCACTTCCAGATCTTGTCGATCGCGCGCGGCTCGGTCTCCTCGGTGGTCGAAACCTTGATCGGCTTCCTCGCGTCCTTATTGATAGTCCTCTCGCCCGCCTTAAACGCGCGGGAGAACTTTGGCTGAATGGACTTGACGCAGGGTGGATCCGCTTCGCTCTCCTTGATCGCTCCTGAAGCCCCATCGCCGCCGGTGTTGTCCGGGAAGAGCCCGAGCTGCTTGGCGAGCTCGGCGTTCCACTTCTCGTGTGCTGCCGTGTCGGTCTCGGCGCCGGTCCTCATGGTGTTGGTGTTCTTCTCGGCGTCGGCGACCCCGCTCTCGGACCCCTGGATGCCGTTGACCTCCTCGTCCTCGGGCCTGTCGTACCCGCGGTTGGTCCAGCGGTTCGGCTTCCTCTGGACGTTCGACCCGTTGAAGATCGCGTCGTCCTCGGGGCGGCCTGTCCAGTCGTGGTGCTGCACTGCGTGCTTGGCTACGAACTTGCGGTCGTCGACCGGCTTCGGCGCGTAGTCAACCGCCGGGTCCTTGCCCAGCGACGCCGACTTGATCCTGGAGTCGTGCATCCCCTTGAGGATGTCCTTAAGCGGTCGTCCCAAGTTACTTCCTCCTCTGAGCGTCTAGAGACTTCCTCATCGCCTCGTCGTCGGGATGCATCGGCCCCGTTGCTGGAACTCTCACGTTGTTGATGTTAAAGATCTTTTTATCAGCGAGATCGGATGCTGCTGAGGCTCTCTCGTAGGACCTGCGGTGCTTATCCGCGTCGGACAGCGGCCTGCTGTAGTCCATCGCCGCCGCATGGTACTTCTCGTACTCGTTGGTTCTTTTTTCTGCAAACTTCTTGCTGGCCGCGTGTGCGAGCATCTTGCTTATCTCATTCAGCGGGCGAGCCATCGGTTACCTCCGTAGCGTCGCCTACTACTTGTGGCTGATCCTGTTCCGGCTCCGTGTAGTCGGTCACGAACAGGTCGTTCGCGATCTCGGTCCTCCTGGCCTCGAGCGCCTCCAGCGCCCTGTCGGCCAGCATCGACCCGAGGACGTCGGCGAAGTCGAGCGGTCGCTCGTCCAGCGCGTGTCCGATCAGGTCGGTGGTCGTGTATGTTGTGTTGGCGTCGCTCATGTCTGTCTCCACGGTTGCTTATTTATTTCCAACGAGCCTTCGCGCCGCGCGCTCGACGAGCGTGGCCAGGAGGACCGGCGCGACGACGAGTGCGAGGAAGAAACACGGACACAGCAGGAACGACAAGTCCAACCGACGCCCTCGTTGCTGGTGCCACCATCGCGACTGAACTCCTACACCAGTTACTTATTGTGTGCTCGCGCTCTTCGTAGAGCTTCAGATAGCTTCATTCGTGTTTCTAAAGGAAGTGGTCCTCGCTTCTTGCCTCGATGCGCGGCGCCTATCTTACGTCGCGTGTCGTCCGACATCGGACCCCGCTTTACGCCCCTGCGTTGTTTGGACCACAGCGCTCGTGTCTCTTGACTTGGAACCCATCCTAGCATTTTTAAACGAACTTCCTCACGCATCGGGCCGTACTCGCGCTTGTAGTTAGCTTCTCGTAGTTTCTGCCTCGTCGCGTCTGAGACTCCTTGTTCAGTAAATCTTCGACGTTGTGATTCAGACATGTGCTGACGCGCTTCCGCATTAAAAAGTGAGCACTGTCCTCCTCCAGTTCTCATGTTATAGCCATTATGAAACGTATTGTAGTACGCTACCCAGTAAACCTCGCGTTCATTTAGTAGTTCGACGCTAGAAACCTTTTCAATAACTTCTAGAGTCCAGCACTCGGTACCATACTTACGTATGGCGCTTAGAAACTTACGTTTGCTCTTGCCACGCGCGTCATTGCAGTGACCCATCCAGCGCTCCTCGAGCGTTGATCGCGTTTGACCTACATAAGCCTTTTTTGTGATGTTGTTAGTTATCTTGTAGATGATCATGCATTTATTTATGAATTTTTAGCAACTACCTGCGCGACGCTGTGCAGCTCCGCCTGGTCCGCGAGGGACCTGTTCTTCTTCTTCTTGAGGAGGTCGTACCTGGACTTAGCCTCCTGGATCTTCCTGAGCTTCTCGTGCTCCTGCGCCTGCGCCTCGAACTCGTCGGTGCCGGGCTCCGGCCCGGCTTCCGGGTCGGGCGGCGCGAGCATCGTCTGCTGCAGGGAGAGCGGGTTCTGCCACCTGACGTCGCCGGACTCGAACTCCTCCTCGATCTCCCTGTCCATCTGCTCGATGTCGTCGTCGGACTGGCCGAGCATGTTCTTCCTCACCCACGACTGCGAGACGTACTTGCCGACCATGTCCTGCGCCTGCCGAGCGGCGTTCATCCTGGACATCGCCATCTCGGTGTCCTTGAGCTCGGTGAAGTAGTTGTCGCGCGAGAAGTCGTAGACCAGCTCGGGACCGACGAGCGCGAACTCCTCGACCGTCATGATCCCCTTCAGCGACAGCTGCTTCTCCAGCATCTTCGTGAACAGCTGCGAGAACCTGTAGCGGAGCCTGGAAACGAAGCGCGAGAACTTGATCTCGTCGCGAGTGACCTCCGTCGCCCTGCCCATCGAGAACAGCGCGTCGCTGTTCAGCCTGTTGACGGGGACATAGAGGGTCTGGTAGAGCTTCTTCTGGAAGTAGAGGACGTCCTCCATCTGGCCGAGGTTCTGCCCGCCCGGAAGCGTCGTGACCTCAGTGCCTCGCCCACCCTCCCTGCGCGGCAGCCAGTAGTCCTCGAGCATCGTCATGAACTTGCGGTCGTCGCGTATCTGTCCCGACTCGCTGTCGTAGATCAGGCGGTTCTTGTGCTTGACCATGATCTCGCGGACGTATTGCTCGGCCTTCATCTTCGGGAGGTTGCCGACGTCGATGTACCAGATCCTGCGCTCCGGCGCCCTCGACAGCCTGTAGATCACGAGCGCGTCCTCCAGCGTGCGGAGCTGGTTGATCGCCTTGATCGCCTGGTGGAGGTACCCGAGGACCATCGTCCCCTGCGTGTCGGTCAGTCCCGACGTGACGTGAAGGATCGTGTCCTTCGCGATCTTCAGGCCGGCGGTCGACGGGCCGACGACCTTGTTGCCGTAGTTGAAGCCGCGGTCGTTGAAGATGAAGTACTCGTTCTGCGTGACCGGGATGTTGGTCTGTCCGAAGTCCGCGCCGCCCGGTACGGTGCGCTTCGCGATCTCCCTGACCTTTCGGATCTTCCTGGGGTCGACGTACCGAAGCTCCATTATGCCGGCCTCGGGGTGCTTGTCGTCGATGATGACGTGGTAGTAGAGGCGGCCGTCGATGTACCAGCGCCTGTAGATCTCGTAGGCCTGGTTTCGGAAGTTGAGGATGTTGAGGCAGTTGTCGAACTCGCCACGGATCGTGTCTTTGAGCTCGGGCGACATGTTCTCGAGGTTGTCGAGGTTGAGCTCGACGATGTCCTTCTCGTCGATGGACATCGTCTCGTTGATTATCTCGTCGACGGCTGTGTTGATCTCCGGCTGGAGGGCCATCTCGCGATACTTGGTGACGAGCTCCGCCTCGGTCCTGACCGTGCCGTCGAGGTCGACGTACGTGCCAAAGGCTCCACCAGCCGCGACTACGACCGCGCCGTCGTCGGCTATCCTCGGCGCGAACGAGGGGCGCGGGTCCGGTTCCTTGGAGGCTCTTACGAGCTCCCAGCCGAATAGTCTAGCCATAGTTACTCACCCCCGGCGCCTCGGTCCGGTCGACGCGCCAGCCGAAGCGACCTCCGTCGCCGATGTTTAGATGCCAGACGTCGAGGACTGCTGCGCGTCGTCGACGGCCTGCGCGTAGAGGCTGACCGGCCCGCCGCGGGCGTTCTGCTCGGCGCCCTCCACCGGGATCCAGTAGTCGTAGGCGAAGGTGACGCCGAACGTGATGATCTGGTTCTGGTTGTCCCAGTCCATCTGGACCGCGCCGACGTCGCGCGGCCACGCGCCGACCAGGGTGTAGGCCCTGAGCACCGTGCCGTCCTGACCGTACTGGTAGACCGTGAGGTCGACCTTGTAGCCGGTCTGACCCGGCGCGGTCGTCGAGGCCCCGTCGCCGCCGGAGCCGACCGCCGCCGACTCGCGGACGTTCGCCTCCATCTCGTTGATGCCGTTCGACCAGGCCTCGAAGAACGACCTCGAGGCGAGGTCCTCGTCGCTGTAGACGTTGACCGTCCAGTCGCTGAAGCTCCTGTCGCCGGCCAGCTTGATCTTCCTGCCGAAGTAGCCGGCCTCGACGACGCCCATCGTGGACGCCGGGATCTGCGTGCCCTTCGCCTGGTACGACAGCTCGTTCACCGCGCTCTGGTTGACCTCCGCGACTCCTCCCGGAGCAGCGAACAGGATCGCGAAGAGCGACGGCCTCTGGCCGCCGAACGGGAGGCCCTGCTGCTTGAAGGTCTCGATGTTGAACGTCATTCGTGCTTGCTCCTGGTGGCGCTACCGATATTTATGGCCGGCTCAGAACGTGCCGACGACGGTGCTGAACGACACCCCGGTCGGGACCGCGATGAAGTTAAGCGTGATCCAGTTGATCGAGCGCGCCGGCTTGATGTAGATCGAAGCGATGAACTGGTTCGCGTCGACCACGACCGGCGTGTTGTTGGTGCCGTCGCACTGGACGTAGAAGTCGGTGATGCCGCGCAGCGCCTTGACCTGCTTCAGGTAGGGCGTCACGAGGTTCACGAACGCCGCCTGAGTGAACGAGTCGTTGAACTCGAACAGGGAGTACTGCGCCGCGATGCTGATCGCCTTCTCGAGGGTCAGGAACAGCCTGCGGACGTTGATCCTGGAGAACGCCGACGGCTGCGTCAGCAGCGTCTTGTCGCCGTACAGGACCGTGCCCTGGTTCGGGAACGTGACGATCGGGTTGATCGAGTTGCTGTAGAGCGTGCCCTGGTCGGTCTGGCCCGGGTTGAAGCGGACCTGAACGACGTTCCTGAGGAAGCCGCGGTTGAAGCCCGCCGGCGACCACCACGGGTTCCTGATCTGGTCGGTGTAGGCGCACAGGCCGGCGACGTCACCGTTGGTCGGGACGTACCTGTAGACGTTGTTGTAGCTGTCGTAGACCTGGTGGTACCCGGAGTCGCAGGTGACGTACGAGCTCGAGGTGACGACGCTCCTCCAGGCCGAGAGGGCGAACGCCTCGTTGCCCTTGTTGCCCAGGACGACCTGGTCGTCCGGAGTGATGCAGAGCATGCAGTCCTTGCGCAGCGCGATCAGGTTGCTGATCAGGTAGTTGGCCAGCTGGAAGTTGTTGACGGTCATGCCGTTCGTCGCGACCGTCGTGCCGCCGATCGGCTTGCCCTGCAGGACGAGGTTGATCGTCGAGTTGTAGGTCGAATTGAACATGTCGTAGCCGCTGCCGATCGTCGCCAGGGACGCCGCGTTCTCGGTCTCGCCGTCCTGCCCGTCGTTGAACTGCAGGAGCAGCGGGATGTTGTCGGTCGAGGACAGCACGGTCTGGGCCGTGCCGGAGTTGGCGTTGTGGTCCGGCCTGTCGTTGACCGCCCAGACGTAGTTGGAGTTCTGGTTGATCACCGTCTGGTAGTAGTTGGCCGCGCCGCCGGTGGTCTTCGCCGTGGTCGCCCTGGAGACGTTCTTGTAGGTCTCCAGCACCGTGCCCGGGACGCCGCTGAACAGTCCGCCGGCGTCGATGACGACGACGTGCTGCCCGTCGATCACCGCGGTGTTGGTGTTGTACTGGCTGACCCAGGTCGTCTGTATCGGCGGCTGGCCGATGATGTTGAAGTACTCCCAGTAGCGCTGGAGCGTGTTGGCGGTCGTCGCGTTCGCCGTGAACGCGCCCTTCAGCGCGTAGGGCGACACGAACGTGACCGACAGCCCGGCGTACGAGACGTTGGAGATGTTGGTTATCGTGTTCAGCTGGAGGAATTGGGTCCCGATGTTGGCGTTGTTGCCGACGACCAGGTAGTCGCCCTGCGACATCTCCCCGAGCAGGGTGTTCGCGAAGAGCGTAGCAGCCGCGACGTTGCCGGCGACCGAGTTGCAGTTGATGATGACGCTGTTGGCGCCGATCGCGATGGTCATCGACGCCGAGACGTCGGCGTTCGCGACCATGTTGATGTTGGAGGAGTAGGCGTTGACCGAGTCGCAGACCGCGACCTGGAGGCTGTTGCCCCTCGCGCCCGGGAACTTCGCGACGTACATGCAGTTCGCGTCGAAGCCGGCGACCTGGACGTTGTTGCCGGCCTTCCTGCCGAAGTCGATGCTGTTGAGGACGACGAGGCTCGAGATGTTCCCGACGGCGGCGGTGTTGCCGATCGCGTTGAGGTACGACATCGAGTTGCCGGTCGTCGTGTTGGCCGCGCGGACCACGAGCAGCTGGTTTGAGTAGGCCAGGTAGGACCAGGCCGTGAACCAGGTCTCGGCGTTGTTGGAGGTCGGGGGCCCGAAGGTGCGCGCGAGGGTGGTGGTGTCGGGGATCGAGATGATCTCGAGGACCGGTCCCCAGTTGAACACGCCGGCGAGAGCGGCGGTGGCCGGAGACGGCTGCGGAACCGACGTGGTGAGGTCGTATTCGGTTACGGTTACGCCAGGGTAGAGCGGGTTCGCCATCTTGTTCTCCTTCCGCTCCTGCTCGAGCGTGGTGCGATTAGTGCTTTATTTATACCCTAGCTGTTTCTTCAATCCCAGGTCATCCACTGGCCGGCGTGCTCCCAGCCGTCGAAGTCGCCCTCCATCAGGGCCCCCTTGCTCTCTCCTCGGGCGTCGTCGAAGAACCCGAAGAACAGCATGTCGTCCATGATCTCCGAGTCCGTCTGGTCCCTCAGCTTCTGGAGGGTGTTGATGTCGGTGTAGTCCCGGAAGTACTGCTGGTCGGACAGCCAGGCGAACAGCACCAGGCCCATCACCATGTCGTCGTGCTTGCCGTCCTCGGCCTCGTAGGACCCGTTGCCCTTCAGCGAGAACGTGCAGAGCTCGTCGATCGTGCTCCAGTCGTTGACCAGGAGCTGGCCCTGCTCGATCATCAGCTTGAGGATGATGCACCCGTTGGTCTTCAGCACCTTGGTGGTCCTGACGCCCTTGTCGACGCCCTTCGCCCAGCCGGCGCTGATCCTCTTGCCCGACCGGCCGGCGTTCTCCGTGAACAGGACGTTGTCGTACTCAAGGTCGTAGTGCAGGGCGTGGCCGACCTGCTCTCCGATGTCGTTGACCTCGACCAGCACCGCGGCGTTGTTGTACTGCTTAGCGATGTTCATTATCAGCTGGGCGTAGTCCATCGGGGTCGTCATGTTGCTGCGGTACGTGCAGACCTGGTCGTACGGCATCTTGCTGACGTCGATGACCGAGAACGCCGAGTAGTCCCCGCCCTTGCCGCGCGAGACGTCGCAGACCATGATGTAGAAGTGCTTGTCGAGCGGTGGTGAGTACTTAGTCAGGCCCTTCTGGGTCGGGGTCGCGGGAGCAACCCAGCTCGCGATCAGCTCCTTCAGCTTCGGGCCGGAGATCAGTGTTCCGGACGAGCCCTGGAACTCGACGTTGTACTCCTGGTCGAACTTGGCCTGGTCGAAGTTCATCGCCGCGAGCGTGTCGTGCTTCCACTTCTCGTCGCGCCCCGGGACGTCCCTCCACGTGACCATGATCGGGTGGAAGCCGTTCCACTTCTTCGGGTCGGTGTTGTTCGCGCCCACCCACGTCGTGTGGAAGTGGTTCAGGCCGTTGGGCGTCGAGACCTGGATGACCTTGGTGACGTCGGACGACGAGATCGTCGGGTAGACCGCGGTGTAGAACTCGTCCCAGTCCTCTACCCAAGCCGCCTCGTCGATGAACAGGATGTCGCAGGTGTAGCCTCGGATCGTTCCCGATCCGGTAGCGGAGGCTACGACTCTGGAGTCGTTCTCAAGCTCGAGCTTGCCCTTGTTGAGGGTAGCGACTCCCTGCTGACACCACTTCGGCAGGAGCCGGTAGGCGAACCGGACCTTGCCTAGGATCTCCCTCGCGGTCTCGCCCTTGTTCGCGAGCATGCCGACGGTCTTGGCCGAGTGGAAGACGATGTACCACAGGATGAACGCGCAGACCGCCGTCGACTTGCCGGCCTGACGGGCCGTCGCGATGATCGTGAACCTGTTCTCGTGCATCGACTTGATCATCTCGCGCTGGTAGTCGCGCAGGACGAACTTCACCTGGCCCTTTCCGGCCTGGATGATCCTCATGTAGGTCTCGATGAAGTAGAGCGGGTCCTTCTCGCACTTCATGTACTCGGCGAGCATCTCCGGGGTCCACTCGATGGACTGGTTGATGCCCTTGACTGTGGCGTCGCCGAGGTAGCCCCTGGCGAATACGTCCTCGATCGGCACTTAGTCCTCCTGGCCCTTCCTGAGGTCCTCGAGCATCTTCTGGAGCTGTGCCGTGCTGCCGACGAAGAGGTTGTTGGTGATGTTCTTCGCCTTGTTCGTCGCGCTGGCCGTGACGGCCGCCGCCCTCCTGATGCTGTGGTGCGCCTCGAGCAGCTCGCGGTTGACCTGCACCGTGCTCTCGATCATCCTCGCCAGAGCCTCGTACGCGCGGGGGTGCTGGGACTGGGAGGCGACCTCCATCAGCTCCTTAATCGACTCGGTGGCCAGCTCGGAGACCTGCAGGAGGTTCAGTCGGGCCTTCTCGAAGTCCTTTTGCATGCTGTCGTCGTTGGCCGTCAGTATCATCTGGTCGACCTGGTCCAACCGGTCCGGGTCGAACTCGACCGGCAGGTTCTTGTCGTCGTCCATGTTAGTCCTTCGTGTTCTTGAGCATCGCCTCTCGCCTGGCCGCCCCGTACTGGGCGTCCTTCGACGTCTTGTTCACCGAGAGCGGCCGGCCGGTGTTGATCTTCGGCGCGCCGTCCCTCTCCCGCCGCGCGGGGTCGTTCCTAAACCTAGGCCCGACGTTCTCGAACTTCCTCACGGCCGGTATCGGGGCGTGGTAGCTGGACAGCGCGTCGTCGCGGCCCTCCTCGCTGCTCGCGGGGGTCTTGTATTTACCGGCGGCGTGCCTCTGGTACTTCATGCCGGAATTGTGCCCCTCGGGCTCCTCCTGGTCGCCGGCATACCTGAACATCTTGGCTTCTTCGAGGAAGTCTTTGAATCTGATCATAGGTCGTTCAAGTGTCCGTGTAGTTTCTCGGGGGTGAGGCCGCCCGCTACCTGTGCCCCGTTCACGTGCACGCTGTAGAACGGTTTGCCGACCGGGTTGTGGTGGAGGTGTACGGCGTGTTCCGTATGACCCCAGCCGCCCTGACCCACGTGCGAGTGCGTCCTGGTGTACCTGTCGAACTCGTGCGTCGGGTGATCGGGTTCCTTCTTGAAGCCGTGCGCGTTAAGCACCGTGTCGTACGACGTATAACCGTGCACGGGCAGGTGCACCTTCGGATTGGACCTAGGAACAGGCTCCTTAAAGTTGCTTATGGCCCTCTCCGCGGCGGCTCTTACGCCAGGCTCCGTGTTGGGGTGATCGCGCAGATCCTGCATCTTCTGCAGCTTCGTCCTCGTGTCAACCTCGATGACGTAGTCTCTGAACCTCATCATGGGTCGTAGTCCGTTACTTGAGTGACGAAGCCGTAGTCGTTGCTGACGCTGATCATGCTGACGTTGATCGTCTGGTTGGCCTGGTACACCGGCAGCCCGTTCGCGCTCAGCCCAGGCGTGGTCTGGATCGTGACGTCGTAGTCGAGCAGCGTCGAGGTGTTGTTTGAGCCGAGGGTGTTCGCGACGGTCGTGACGGCGTAGATCGGCATGTCGATGAACTGGATGATCGGCCTGCTCTGGACCGGCCCGTAGAACTTCCCTCGCAGCGTGAAGTCCAGCTCCCACACGATCGGCCGGCGCTGGTCGTACGGGCCGTCGTACTTGTCGATCGTCTGGACGTCGTGCAGGACGACCGACACGTCCTCTCTGACGCCCATCTCCGGGATCATAATGACGGTCTGGGTCCACTCCGGCGTGAAGAACGGGAGCAGGTGCTCGACGATCTTGGCACCGTCCTCGTAGTTCTTGACGAGGATCGAGAGCCTGTACTTGACGTTGTACGGGACCGGGTTGTACTGGTACCTGAGCTTGCTGTTGGTCGTCGGATCCGGCACGACGATCCTGCCGATCGTGTCGAGCTTCCTGGTCCTGTCGTAGGTGATGCCGACCATCTCGTATGTCATCATCGGGAGGGTCACGACGGCCTCTGGACGAGACAGAGTCGGGTCCATCATGTACCGCTGGATCAGCTTGTCCTTGGGGCCGTAGGTCAGCGGCACCTTGATCACCTGTGTCGGCTGCGTGCCGGTCTGCCCGCCGAAGTACTCCTGGTCCTGCGTGTTCGCGCTGAACGCCGGCGCGGCGAAGCGCTCGATCACGACGTCGGAGAACAGCGTGCCCATCAGGGACGTGTACTTGCGGATGGTGCTGAAGTAGAACGAATGGCCGAACACGGCTAGACGCCCCCGTACCCGTCGCTGTCCGTCGGCTGACTGTAGGCGTTGCTGACGAGCGTGTCAGTCGTGTCGGCGAACGGGTTGGTCACGTCGAACTGGATCAGCTGGCTGGTCTCGGAGTTGAGCTCATCGGCCTCGCGCCCGTCGGTCGTGTCGCCGAAGTCGGGGAACGTCAGGTAGCGGCCGTTCTCGTCCCTGATCGGGAAGCCGGCCTCGGTGAGGATCGCCCGGTCGAGCACGTTCGTCGTGTAGCGCCGCTGCAGCTGGTCGATCTCCCATACGCCGGTCTGCACGACCTCGTCGCTGAAGTCGAAGCTCTCGCACCTCATCTGCCAGGTCTGGAGCGATCCTGTCTCGTAGAAGTTCTCGTACTTGCTGACCTCGACGATCTTGAACAGCCTCTTGTCGAGAGGGAAGTAGATCAGGTCCTCCTCCCTCGGCCTCAGCAGGACCGCGCTGGAGCCGACCTCCTCGCCGAACCGGCGCATCGAGACCGACCACGTGACGTCGTTCCGGATCTCCGGGCCGAACTTGGAGAAGAACTGCTTGTCCCCCTCGAAGCCCATCGGCGTCGTCAGGTACATCTCGATGTAGATCGCCCAGACGTACTGCTTCTGGTCGGACGCGCCGTAGACGACGTCGTAGTTCGTCAGGTTGTACGGGAGGTAGTAGACGTCCTCCCCGTACATCTGGATCGCGGTCACGTTGAGGTCGTCCAGCAGCTTCTGGTTGGCCCTGGAGACGTAGTTCTTGAAGAAGAAGTTAGTTACCACGACCTTAGCCCGGCCCGATCATGTCGGTGACCGGCAGGCCGTAGGTGTAGATCATCTCGTGCTCGAGCGCGTCCTTGTCCTTCTGCGCCCTGGCGAGGATCTCCATCCCGTTGTACTCGATCCCGCCCGCCAGCTTCGCGTTCTTGAAGAGCGTCAGGTTTCGCCCCCACTGCTCCTCGATCAGGCACGTCGCGTACCTGGCCAGCCACCTGTCGCCCCAGACCTTCGGGTACTTCTCGGGGTCGATGACGAGGTAGGCGCAGACGATCAGGTACTGGCCGGGCCTGAACATCTCCCACCACTGGGTGTCGATGTAGAGCCTGTTGACGTGCCGGTTGTACCTGATCATCTGCTGCCCGACCAGGATCTGCTCGAGGAACTGGATGTGCTGCATCGCCATGAAGTACGGCACCATCGAGACGCTCGTCAGCGTGTAGAGGTCGTTCAGCGCGATCTGGTACCTGATGTTGAACATGTTGTTGGTGTTCAGGCCCATCTCGGCGTTGAAGATGTCGACGACGCCGATGATGTTGGGCGGCAGCGTGACGTACTGGTTCTCGATGTCCTGCTGCGTTACCTGGTACTTGTAGTACGTCTTGTCGGTGGCGTCGAAGTGGTAGTCGGCGTAGTACATCAGCGCCTCGTCGATCCTGTCCTCGATCTGCTCCTCGTCGAGGTTTAGGTCAAGGACCGGCGCTCCGATCTTCCTCAGGCAGTAGTGCTTGAAGGACTCCCTGCTGTTGGGTATCATGTTCCGTAGTGCTCCTCGACCCAGATGCCGCCCGTGCCGCCGTTGCCGCCGTTGTTGCCGCTGTGAGAATTCTTTATTCCACCCGCGCCGCCGTTCGCGACGACGTATGCGTAGGTTCCGGTTGGATTGGTGATTATCACGTCGAGATACGCACCCGCGCCGCCCCCGCCGCCGCCCGCGGGTACCGCGGTCGAGTTGTTTGCCGAGCCGCCCCCGCCGCCCGCGCCGGTATTGTTTGCTCCGGATCCACCTACGTCGCCCCCGTTGAGGCTGTTGTCGTTGCCGCCCATCCCGCCACCGCCGAGCGCCGACGAACCTCCCGTCGCGCCGGTGATCACGCCGTACGTTATGGTTGCGCCGCCCTGTCCGCCCGATACTGCCACCCCGCTAAACCCAGTTATCGATGCAGTTCCGCCGGACCCGGCGCTGGCCGCCGTGTCTTGATACCAGGCGCCGCCGAACCCGCCGCCGGCCACGAGGTTGGCTCCAAACGTGCTGCTGCCGCCGCTCACACCGTTGCCGCCAGTGGATGTACTATTTCCACCAGCCCCGCCGCCCCCGCCGCCGCCGACCGCCCTGACCCTGATCCACGTGGCGCCGGCCGGAGTCGTGTAGGTGCCCGACCCGGGCGTCAAGAACGTCTGCGTCGTCGGCGCCTTGGTGCTGATGGCTACGCCGTTAAACGACAGCGCGCTGGAGTTAAGGATCGCGTTGACCGAGGAGTTGCCGAGAAACAGCAGCGACTGGTTCAGCTGCATGTTCGCACCGATGATCAGCGCCGATGAGTTGAGGGTGGTGGTGCCGATCGAGATCGTGCTGGAGTTGATCGTCGCGTTGGTCACGGTGTTGCCGATGTACATCATCGTCGTGTTGACAAGCGCGTTGGATACCCCGTCTCCCCAGAAGACGGTCGTCTGGTTGGCGGTGACGAACAGGGAGGAGTTGCCGATCGTCACGGCCGTCGTGTTCAGCGACACCGTGTTGATGACCAGCGCGGTCGAGTTTAGGACGGAGTTGACCGACGAGTTGCCGACCGTCACTTGGTTCTGACCGTGCGTGACGTTCCCGATCAGCAGCGCGGTCGAGTTCATGATCGCGTTGGCCGTGTTGTTGCCGACGAACAGGCCGCCGGGGCTGAGGAGCACGTTCGCGCCGACGCCGACGCCGACCGTGTTGACGACGACGTTGGAGCCGACCGAGAGGACCGACGAGTTCATCGTGGTGTTGACGACGGAGTTGCCTATCGTCAGGGAGAACGACGTGAGCAGGGAGTTAGAGTACGTGTTGGAGGTCGAGTTGCCGGTCAAGTAGCTGAACGCCAGTCCGAGCCCGCTCGCGGCCGCGTTGGCCGTGACGTTGACAGTCGCGTTCACGATCGAGTTCGCGACCATCAGGAACAGCGTCGAGTTGACAACGGACGTGCCGATGGTCAGGGTGTTGGCCAGCGCCGCGCTGTTGGTCGTCTTCGTGAACGTGAAGCCGGCCGTGCCGTTGATGGTGTTGGAGTCGTTGAACTGCAGGCTGGTGTTGGGGCCGCCCGGGGTGCCGGGGCCGCCGCTCGGGAGGTTGTTCCAGTAGTCGTTGGCTCCTGAGCCTCCCCCGGAGAAGAGGACCTGGCCGGCCGTGCCGTACGCGCCGTTGGCCTGGATCGGGCCGAACGCGGCGTTTCCAGACACGTTTAGGATCGCGACGTTGGTCGTGCCGGCGACGTTGAGGTTGTTGGCCTGCGTCAGCGTCGAGTTGGCCGTGAAGACACCGTTCGCGACGATGCCGTCCTCGGCCGTGAATGGGTTGTTGCCCGACATTATACCCCCTGCGCTAGGCTATGGGGTATTTATAAGTCAGCGGCTCAGCGACACATCGTGGCTACGTACAGGAACCCCGGCCCGCCGTCCCCGGACCGCGCGAACGTCTGTCCCAGCGTGCTCGCTCCAGCTCCCCCGCCGCCGCACCCGGGAGCGCCCGCCCCGCCGTTTCCGGGCGGCGTCGACGCCGTCGCGCCCCCTCCCCCGGCCCCTCCCCAGTTCATCATGAAGAGCGGCGACTTGTTGCCGCTGTCGCCGGTCCCGCCCGGCCCGGCGCCGCCGTCCGGCGTGTTGAACCACTCGGTGCCCAGGGAGGTGCCCGCGGTGTAGCCGCCCCCGGCCCCGCCGTTCGTCGCGTTCGCGCCCCCTCCCCCGCACCCGCCAGTGACGATGCGCCCCGTGACCGGCTGGGACTGCACCGTGCCGGCCGAGCCGTTGAAGCCGCCCGCGGTGCCGGCCTGCGAGGAGAGGAAGTTGTATATCCCTCGCGACGCCAGACACATCGACGCGAGGGAGGGCGCGGTCCCTCCCGAGGCTGGTCCGCCCGACGTCGTGTTGCCCTGCACGCCGAACGCCCCGCCGAGCGCCGTCAGGAGGCAGAGGGCGTTCTCGACGCCTGACGACGGCTCGTACATCACGTAGGTGTTCGCGCCGTTGGTGCCGGCGCTGGCGCCGACGCTCGTGCCCAATCCGCCGCAGCCCGCCTCTATGTAAAGGACGTCGGGAAGCATCATCGCCGGTATGATCAGCGTCGTCTGGTTCCCGCCGCCGCCCCCGCCGCCCCCGCCCGAGTTAGCGATGGTGTTGTTCGAGGACCCCCCGCTGCCTCCCCCGCCGACGCCGAGCATGTACACCATCAGCGCCCCGTATGGCTTCTGCCACGTGACGTACGACTTGAACGACGGAGTCGTAGGCGTCTGCCCCTCGAAGTACTGAACGTCGTACCTCGGGTTGTTTATCATGTGTGACAGGTCAAACATCAGACGCTCACCACCAGGATGAAGCCGGAGCCGCCGTCGCCTCCCGGCGCTATCGCGGGGTTCACGGCGTTCGCGGCGCCGCTTCCCCCTCCTCCGGCTCCGGGCGCGCCGGAGCCGCCCGCTGAGCCCGCGCCCCCGGTAGTCTGCGACGCCCCGCCGCCCCCGGACCCGCCGTAGCTCATCATGAACAACGGCACCCTGTACATGCCGACGCCCGGCGTCGCCGGGGTCGCGCCGGACGCCGCCGCCCCGCCGGCCAGCGTCAAGAACAAGTTCTTACCCAGCGCCGACGGCGTGTTGACCGCCCCGCCGGCCGCCGCGGCCGTGGTGTTGGAGGAGCCTCCCCCGGCCCCGCTGCTCAGCAGCACGCCCGACGTTGGAATAGTTATCGCCCCGCCCGCCGCGCTGAAGCCGCCCGCGGCGCCGGCCAGACCGTTCTGGGTCGTGAACGTGCCGCGAGCCGCCAGACACATCGAGGTAAACGCGGAGGCTCCGCCGATTGCTCCGGCCGCGCCCCCCGCCGACGTGTTTCCGGCGCCCCCTCCGCCGCCGCCCGCGGCGACCGCCAGCAGGAGGTTTGGCACGTTGGACGTCATCGGCTCGAAGGCGACGTACGACGTCCCTCCGGTTCCGCCGGCCGTTCCCCCGGAGCCTCCGGCGCCGGGCGCCCCCGGGGCTAGGTAGAGCACGTCCGGGAGGAACAGCGACGGCACCAGAAGGACGCACGAGCTTCCCGAGGCGCCGCCGCCCCCGCCCCCGGTGTTAGAGGCGCTGCTGTTGGAGCTGCCGCCTCCCCCTCCCCCGCCGGCCGTGAAGAAGTAGACCATGCGGGAGCCGCGCGGCTTCGTCCACGTGTACCAGGTCTGGAACGCGGTGTTGCCGATGCTCTCGTAGTACTTGACGTCTGAGCCGGGAGCCGCGTCAGCGAAGTTGAAGAAGTCCAGCACTACATCACGCTCACGATCAGGACGAACCCGGGGCCGCCGTTCCCGCCGACGCCGACCTGCTTGTTAGTGGTGCCCATGCCCCCGCCCCCGCCGCCCCCGCAGCCTGGAGCTCCGGCGCCGCCCGCGCCGGCCAGCCCTCCGGTCGTCGTCGAGGCGCCGCCGCCGCCGGTGCCGCCGTAGTTCATCATGAAGTTGGGCAGCTTGAAGCCCGGCGTCCCGTTCTGCGCCGGCGTCGCCCCGGAGGCCGCCGCGGCGCCCGGGACGCTGTAGAACCAGTTGGTGCCAAGTGTGGCCGGGGCCACTATCGGCCCGCTGCTGTTGCCGCCGCCGACAGCGTTTGTCGACCCCCCGCCTGTTCCCCCCGTGACGATCAAGCCGGTCGTCGGTATCGTCAGCGACGCGGCGTTCACGGCCGGAGAGCCGCCGGTTATCCCCGCCTGTCCGGCCAGGAAGAATGAGTAGCCGCGCCCGGCCAGGACCGTGTTGGCTATCGAAGTCGCCGGCGCGGAGCCGCCGCCGCCGCCTCCGGTGAACCCGGTGCCGGTGCCTCCGCCCCCGCCGCTCGCGGCGGACAGAAGAGTGAGGGACGGCTCGCTGCCCGCTGCCTGCTCGATCAGGATCATCGTGTTGGTGGACGCGAGGCCGTTGCTGCCGTTCGCCGTCGCTCCGGCTCCCCCGGGCGGCGTCTGAACGTACAGCACGTCAGGGAGGAGCGGGGCCGGCACGAACAGCACGGACATCGCGCCGGAGCCGCCCCCCGACGCCCCGAAGCAGGTCGTCCCGGAGTTGTTGCTGGTGCCGCCGCCCCCGCCGGGGCCGACGGCGAGCATGTAGACCATCGACGCGCCGCGCGGCTTCCTCCACGACTGGAAGGCCGTGTACGCGACGCCTGGCGTGCCGCCCTCGAAGTACTGTACGTCTACGCCCGGCGAGTCGATGAGGTTGTAGAGGTCGAGCACCCGGCCCTCAGTAGCTTCCGCCCAGCACGGTCGTCGCCCAGCCCGCCGCGACCGTGTTTCCCAGTCCGACTAGTATCCTGCCGCCCGGCGGCAGGGCGAAGTTGAGCGGGTAGTCCACCTCGGCGGTCGCCGACTGCGAGGCGATCGTCGTCGCCGGGAGGGAGACCTCGCCGTAGAAGAACGGGCTGGCCGTCAGCGACCTCCAGTCGCCCTGCTGCCCAGCGACGAACGCCACGGTCTGCACGCACGTCTGAGCAGCCGTGTTCTGGAACCAGTTGGACTCGCCGCCCGAGATCGGACCGACGTAGCACCTGTACGCGACGGCGCCCGCTGAGGAGTTCCACGTCCACGTGACGTTGCCGGTCGGCCCCGTGACGGCGACGTTCGACGACTCGGTCGAGTTGGCCGTCCAGTTGCCGTACTGGTCCTGCGCCACGACGATGCAGAACAGGTTCTGCGTGGCCAGTGTTCCGCCGGTCGTGCCGGCGGCGCCGGCCGGGGCGCCGGGCGTCGGTATGATCGAGTTGTGGTGGTCGTAGGACACGCTGTTCTGAACCGCGGTGCCGCCGATGTAGACGCGGGCGACGGTCGCGATGTTCGTGCCGAGCGCCTTGAAGCGGATCCTCTGCACGTAGGAGCCGTTGTTCTGGTCGGCTATGAACACGATCTGGTTGAGGTTGTTGTTGCCGCTGTAGTCCAGCGCCTGCGTCAGTATCCCCGGCGTGCCCTGGATGTTGCCGACCCTCGAGAATATCGGGGTCGGGTTGCCGTTGCCCTGTGCGATGTTAGTCTCCTGTTGCTTGAGTTATGGTAGAGCGAAGCCGGCCGATATGGCGTACTGCGCGCCCCACATGGTGCTGCACGTGGCGTTTATTGTCGCGTTGGCCAGCGGGCTGTTGAGAGTTATGCCCGTTCGGTGATAGATCGAATTAACGGTGGAATTACCGACCCACAGGGCCACGGCGTTTAGCATCGAGTTGGTAGCGGCGGACGCAAGCGTGATGTTAGACGCGCTTATGGCCGCGTTTGTCGCCGCGCTCCCGCCGATGATAAGTATCTCGGACGTGTAGTTCCACGCGAGGTTGGCGTCTCCGCCGAACGCCGACCCGCCCTGGTTGAACTGCAGCTGCGTGTCGGAGCCGCCGGGCGTCCCGCCGCCCCCTCCCCCGCCGCCGGTGTTCGTCAGGCA